ATGGACAATTTGCAACTGCGGCAGCGTATCGTCCGCTCCATGATACGAGTGAGCGAACGCACCGCCAACATGAGAAAGCCGGAAAAGTTCGAGTACCGCAAGCACATGACGGCCGCGTTCATGGACATGCTGGAGCTCTGCATTGAGGCCAACCGGGCCCGCGCAGGCAGTCAGCGCAGGAAAGACCTACAAGACGCCATGGACACAAAACTGGACGTGCTGCGCTCCCTCGTAGACACGGCAGTATCACCGGAGGATCGTCTAATCTCTCCGGGGCTCCATGAAATCTGGAGCAAAGAACTGAACGAAATCGGGCGTCTGCTCGGCGGCTGGAAAAAGTCGTAGAGCATACCCGTGGGGAATGTGTCGGAATAAAAGGGGCGCTGCGTGTATCGCGGGGGCAACTGGAACAACGGTGCGAACGCTGGCGTGTTCTACCTCAACGGCAACAACTCCCGCTCGAACTCGAACACGAACATCGGCTTCCGCTCCGCTCTTGCCTTTATCGTTTATTGTCTGCGGGCTACGGCTCAGCAGAAACAGCAAGGCAAAAGGGATGCATTTCCCGGCTAACAAAGCCAAAGATAAACGCTCGCGCAGCTCGCCGGTGAGAGTCACCGGGAGCGACGAGCAAACCGCGCAGGCTGGCCGTTCTTGCGCAAGCAGGTGAAGGACTGCCGGATCCTATGGTGTGGCAGCCATAGCGAAAAGGTAGATCCAAGGAGTGTCACACGCGGGCTATTATTTTGACAACATGGAAGGAGTGAGGACATGGACAACGAGAACCAGCCCTCCCTTCTGGAGCGAATATACTCGTGGGAAAATCTGCTCGACGCATACCACGAGGCGGCAAACGAGAAATGGTACCGCGACGACGTGACGGCCTTCTCCGCTAATCTGGAGGAAAACCTAATCAGCATACAGAACGACCTCATGTGGCGCACCTATCGCGTGGGCCGGTACCGGCAGTTCTATGTCACGGAGCCAAAGAAACGGCTCATAATGGCGCTGGGCTTCCGGGATCGTGTCGTTCAATGGGCCATTTACCTGCAAGTCAACCGAGAGCTTGATAACGGCATGATATACCATAGCTACGGGTGCAGAGTCGGAAAAGGAACCACCAGAGCAGCCGACAAGCTGCAAGACTGGTGCACTCTCGTGGATCGCAAGCCTGAGCGCTGGCACTATTTGAAACTGGATATTTCAAAATATTTTTACCGAGTAGACCACGAGGTTTTACTCGGTATTTTAGCGCGTAAATATCCGGGCGAAACCGGTTTTCTCTGGCTCATGCGCACGATCGTGTGCTGCGACCACACACCGTTCGGCCTACCTCCGGGCAAAAGTGCCGACGAGGTGCCACCTTCGGAGCGACTGTTTGAGGTGGGTATGCCGATCGGCAACCTCACCAGCCAGCTACTCGCGAACGTCTGCCTCAACGAGCTGGATCAGTACATCAAGCACGAGCTAAAAGCTCGCTACTATATCCGGTACATGGACGACATGGTGCTGCTGCACCCTGACGCCAAGACGCTGAACGAGTGGCGGGTATTGATCGAGGACTACCTCAACAACGTGCTCCACCTCGAACTCAACGGCAAAACCACGATCGGCCTCGTATGCCGGGGCGTCACCTTCGTGGGCTGCCGTATCTATCCGGGCTACCGCAAGCCAACGCCTCAGTCTGTCAAGAAAATGAAGGCGCGTATGCGATACATAGCCAAGGAATACGAGGCGGGCCGCATTGACTACGACGCCGTGGACGCAACTATGCAGAGCTACTTCGGACTGCTGGGACACTGCGCCACCCACGGGCTCCAGAAATGGATCGAGCACAACATAACATTCAAACGCAGAGACGCGGAAACGTCTCAGGAGGTGAACACATGGACACAGTAACAGCTGGCGTTATTGCCGTGATCGCCTGCCTGCCTTCGGCAGTGACGGGCTTTTGCTTCTGGTGTATTCAACAGAAGATCCAGAAGGCAGACAAGAAACGAGAGGACGAGGAAAAGAAGCGCCGAGAGGACGAGGAAAAGCGCGAGAAGCTCCGCGAACAGCAGGAGCTCTTTTTGGTGCAGGGCGTGAACGCTGCGATCGCTCTGGGAGAAGCTACGGCCAAGGCCGTGCAGCGGATCCCTGACGCCCACTGCAACGGGGACATGCACGCAGCGCTCGACTATGCAGCCAAGGTAAAACACGAGCAGCGCGACTTCCTCGCCAAGCAGGGGATCATGCAGCTTTATGAATAAGGAGGTGGATCCCATGTGCAACGAACGCGACAACATGGCAGAAATAGACGGCGAAGTTTTAGATCTGACACTGGAACCAGAGGAACAGATCCGGCAGCTCAAAGAAGAAAACCGCAGACTCAGGAAGCAGATCCGGCAGCTGAGAGCTGCTGCAGCAACCAAGAAGAAAGTGGAGTTTTCAAAACTCATTTTTGTGGGCGTGAGCGTCGCCACCATAGCGATCACCGTCTTTTCGTGCCGCATTATCTGGCTGACCATGGACACAACGGCGCTGGCATACCTGATCCCGGCCGTTTTCACGGAAATGGCAGCCGCGACCGGCTTCTACTACACGAAGGCCAAGGCTGAGAACAAGATCAAACTCATGGCCCAGTATGGCGTGGAGCCGGAAGCCTCAGACTTTAACACCTATTAAGGAGGTGCAACATGGCACTGATAGGAAAAACCAACGAGGAAAAGATCTGGAACTTCCTCACAAGCAAGGGCCTGAACGCCTACGGCGTGGCGGGCCTCATGGGTAATCTCTACGCCGAGAGTGCCCTCAACCCCCAGAACCTCCAGAACACATACGAAAGAAAGCTCGGACTCACGGACGCGGAATACACCGCAGCTGTGGACGCTGGCACCTACACCGGCTTCGTGCGCGACTCGGCAGGCTACGGCCTCGCCCAGTGGACATACTGGAGCCGCAAAGAGGCGCTGCTGGCTTATGTGAAAGCCGTCGGAGCTTCGATCGGCAGTCTGGAGGCACAGCTCGGCTTTTTATTCAAGGAGCTGAGCGAAGGCTACACCTCAGTGCTGGTCGTGCTGAAAACAGCCACCAGCGTGAGGCAGGCGTCGGACGTCGTTCTGACCAAGTACGAGCGCCCGGCAGATCAAAGCGAAGCAGTACAGACCAAAAGGGAAGGCTACGGCCAGACGTACTACGACAAGTACGCAAAGGCAGCCACACCCGGAAAAGGAGGCAACACCATGAGTAATAGCACATTAGTGGACTGCACGGTATACAGTCCGAACCATAGCGGGAAAAGGACACACGCGCTCGACACGCTCACACCGCACTGCGTTGTGGGCCAGCTATCCGCTGAAAGTATCGGCGCTTGCTTCCCTAAAGGCAGAGGCGCGAGCTGCAACTACGGCATAGGCTACGACGGCCGTGTGTGCCTCATTGTAGACGAAGCGAACCGCAGCTGGTGCACTTCCAGCAGCGCAAACGATCAGAGAGCGATCACGATCGAATGTGCAAGTGATAAGACTCACCCTTATGCTATGAAGGCGGCCGTATATGAAAAACTGATCCAGCTCTGCGCGGATATTTGCAAACGAAACGGCAAAACCAAAGTGTTGTGGCTCGGCAGCAAGGAGAAAACTCTCGCATACGAACCGAAAAGCAACGAAATGGTATTAACTGCACACCGCTGGTTTGCGAATAAGTCGTGCCCCGGCGACTGGCTCTACTCCAGATATGGAGAACTCGCCAGCAGGATCAACGCCCTGCTCGGAACTGACACGGACGACGGCCAGAACAAAGAGGACGCCAAGGACTCCGGCTCTGTTCTTTACTACGTCCAGAGCGGTGCGTATTCCAAAAAGGCCAACGCCGACGCGCAGGCGGCAAAACTGAAAGCCGCAGGCTTCGACGTGCTCGTCAAGAAGATCGGCAACCTCTATAAAGTCCAGACCGGCGCGTATTCCAAAAAGGCCAACGCCGACGCGCAGCTGGCGAAATTGAAAGCGAAAGGCTTCGACGCCTTTATCACTACCAACGGCGGCGGGACTGCTGCCGCTGAGAGCTTCAAGGTAGGCGACAAGGTAAAGTGCAACGAAGGCGTGACCAAGTACAGCAACGGATCCAAAATAGCCTCATGGGTGCCGGGCTCCGTGCTCTACGTCAGACAAGTGGAAAGCGGCGGCAAGGTGCTGTTGGTAAGCACTGAGCCGACAAAGAAGGTTTATACCGGCCGCGTGTACGCTTCGGACGTCCACAAAATCTAAGGAGGAAACGACATGGGCGAAAATATGCAGCAAATCGTGAGCGCGTGCGTGCCAGTTCTCTGCCTGCTGATCACAGCTGGCGGGGCCTATCTGGTGGCACTGCTCCGCAGAGAAACAGCGCAGCTCCAGCAGGAGCTTGACAACGCCACAGCCAGCAAGTACATGAATATGGCGTGCGACGCGGTGGCTCAGGCGGTAACGTACACCGCTCAGACCTTCGTTGACACCCTCAAAGCCGAGGGAGCCTTCACGAAGGACAAGCAGCTCGAAGCCTTCGACAAAGCTAAGAACAAAACGCTGGAGATCCTCGGCGACACAGCGGTGGCAGCTCTCGGCGAAATCTACGGCGACTTCGACACATGGCTCGACACCAAGATCGAGCAGGTATGCCGCGAAATCAAGGTACCGGCAGCCCAGACAACTGAATAGAAAACGACCTGCGAGGCCCTGAGCGCCCGCAGGACAAAAGAAAAGCCCGGCGGGTGTGTGCTTACACCTTCCGGGCTTTTTTGCGCGTTATTCGACGTTGTAGCCTAACTTCTCCAGCGTCTCTTTTATCTGTCTGAGGTTTATCTGCGTGGCGTCGTCCTCCACTGCCTCAGCTCCACGGTACACATACTTGACCGCCTGCGCCACGTCCATGCCAAGTTCGGCATAGTCACGAGCTGCCGCGTCGTCTTTATACGCGTATTCCAACCAGAAACCGTAAGCCATGGCCTGCTCCATTGTCTCGTTATCTGCATAATAAGCAGGATAATGATCCACAATAAAAGCGATCGCCTCGTCTCTCTGTTCGTCGGTGACTCCTTCGGCTACTGCTGCCTTCGCTTCAAGGGCCAGTGCGTCCACTTTTGCGCTCGTGTTTGCTTCTGGCTCCTGAGTCTCAACCTCCTGCTCAGCGTCCTGCGTGTTCGTCTCACTGCTCTGGACGCTCTGCTCTGTCTGCTGATCCTGCTGTTTGATAGTCTCGTAAGTGTCAGAGTTCCCGGCAATCGCAGCCAAAACCACCACGACCACCGCAGCCACTACGATCCACTTCTTTTTGGGCTTCGCGCCCTGCTGCTCTGTCTTATTTTTTGCCATAAAATGACCTCCTGAACATGCTAAAAAATTAGCGCTTTTTCGCCTTTAGTCATGTTTGGGATAATTATAGCGTATAAAACATGGTAAAGTCAACGGGGTAATACCTATCTTTGGGATAAAGGAGGCGGTGCAAAAATGAAGTTATACAAACACAAAGACGGCAAGTGCAACGCTTCCGGCGGGATAATCAGAGAACTGCGGGAAGCTGCCGGACTATCTCAGGAGCAGCTCGCTGGCAAACTCCAGCTCGCAGGACTCAACCTGAACCAGAAGGCAGTCAGCCGGATCGAAACCGGCGATCGTGTCGTGCCAGACTTCGAGCTGATACACTTCGCCGAAGTGCTGAAAGTGCCGGTGTGTAAGTTGTTAAATACTGAGGAATGAAGGGCGGGAAACCGCCCTATTTTTTTATAAAAAAGGCGAAAAACTTCGGAACTTTGCTTGACATTATACATCTTTAGATGTATAATGTAGTTACAAGGTAAGGGAAAACCTGAGTAAGAAAGAAAGGAGAAACGACAAAGCAAGGAAGGAGGCAACGAGGTGGACGACAAAGAAAAGCAAACAAAAGAACTGCTCGAAGTTCTCGAAAAGGCTCTACAGAGTGAAGCGGTGGAACGTATCACAATAACCATAAAGCCAAACAAGAAACCAACGAAGCAGTCCTAAAGTCTCGGCGGTGGGAAATTCCCACCCACCGCCTTTATTATATCCACCAAAGCCCAGAAAGTCAAGAAGGAGGCCAGACATGGAAATCACGGTAAAGGTAAATTATAAGAACGACAATTTGCAACAGCGCAGGCAGGCCGCCGGGCTCTCACAGTCCCAGCTCGCAAAGCTGGCCGGTGTAGGCGTCCGCGTCTACCAAAACTACGAGCAGGGAGTCCGGGACATAAGCAAAGCGCAGCTGTCCACGCTTCTGCGGATCTGCAAGGCGCTGAACTGCAAACTCTCCGACATTGTGACCGATCAGGAAACAGCGGAGCTACTAAAAGAATACGAAGGATAA